TAAAAGCAATATATAAAGATAAAGGAGATTATCCAATTTATACTGATAATGAGGAACAAGGATTAGAAAAGCCTTGTTTCTTTATTAAGGTAATAGACGGAAACGAAAGTCGAGAAATTGGACTTGAAAATAAATTCTACAAAGATTTGTTGAACATAGTAATAATAGGATATACCTTAGATGGAAATACTGAAATATTGAACGATATGATAGATAATCTATATGAATTAGAATATATAGAATTATCAGATAAAAGTTTAATAAGAGCCATAAAATTACATCACAAAGTTGAAGATGGTGTTTTACATTTCTTTATAGATTACAATTTATCTATAAAGAAAGATGATGATGCAACCATAAAAATGAATGATTATAATTTAAGTGGGGAGGTAAAAAAAGATGAAAACATCTAAAAAGGAAAATAAAATTACTGAAGAAAAATATACTAAAAATCAAATTATTAAATCTAAAACTTTTATTGATAATAAAGATTTATTAAATGCAATATTAAAAGAAGATAAAAGTTATAGTAAACAAGAAATTAATAAAATAATTGAAAATTATAAGAAAGGAAAGGTGAACTAATATGGCATTAGGTGGAGGAACATTTATAAGTCAAAATAAAAAATTACCTGGTACATATATTAATTTTGCATCTGCACAAAGTGCTTCTTCTTCAATGGGAGAAAGAGGAATTGCTGCAATGGCAATTGAAATGGATTGGGGAAAAGATGGAGAGATAATTGAAGTTACATCTGAAAACTTTGCAAAAAATTCTTTAAAAATATTTGGATATGATTATGCAAATGAAAAATTAAAAGGATTAAGAGATTTATATAAAAATATAAAGAAAGCATATTTTTATAGATTAAATTCTGGAAATAAAGCTACAAATGATTTAGCAACAGCAAAATGTAGTGGAACAAGAGGAAACGATTTAAAAATAGTTATTGCGAAAAATATAGATGATGAGACTAAATATGATGTTAGTACATATTTAGGAACAAAAGAAGTTGACCTACAAACAATAAAAACAGTAAATGAATTAGTTGATAATGATTATGTAACATTTAATATGACTACAATAGCAGTTACAGCAGGAAAAGCACTAACTGGAGGAACAAATGGAGATGTAAGTGGAGAGGCTCATCAAAAATTCTTAGATAAATTAGAATCATATCAAGTAAATGCTGTAGGATGTACAGCAAAAGATGAATCTACGTCTAATTTATATGTTCAATATGTTAAAAGATTAAGAGAAGAGCAAGGAATAAAATTTCAAGTTGTATTATTTAATAATACTGCAAACTATGAGGGTGTAGTTAATGTTAAAAATACAACAGTAGAAGATGATTCCGCACTTGTTTATTGGGTAACTGGTGTAATTGCAGGTTGCGAAATAAATAAATCAAATACAAATAAAACATATGATGGAGAATATACAATAAATGCTGATTATACTCAAGCACAACTAGAAGCTTCAATTGATAATGGAGAATTTGTACTTCATAAAGTTGGAGATGAAATTAGAGTTTTAGTAGATATTAATAGTTTAGTAGATACTACAAGCGAAAAAGGAGAAGAATTTAAATCTAATCAAACAATAAGAGTATTAGATCAAATTGCTTCAGATGTTGCTAGTGTATTTAACTCTAAATATCTTGGAAAAATAGCAAATAATGAGGCTGGAAGAACTTCACTTTGGAGTGATATTGTTACATTATTTAAAGACTACCAAACACTTCAAGCAATAGAAAATTTTGAAGATTCTGATGTAAGTGTACAAATAGGAAATGATAAAAAATCAGTAACTATTGATACATCTGTTCAAGTAATCAATGCAATGGAAAAATTGTATATGACAGTAGTAGTTGAATAAAAGGGAACAAATAAAATTGTTCTCTTATTTTTTATATAAGGAGGAATTAAAAATGGCTAATATAACAATGAATGCAAAAGATGCTATAAGTGCAAAACTAGCAGAATGCTATGTTACTATTGAAAATAGAAGATACTTACTAATGCAAGGTAAAGATTTTGAAGCAAAGTTTGAAAAGACAAAGAAAGAAATTAATATTCTTGGAAAAACCGGTAGTGGTAATAAATCAACAGGTTGGAAAGGAACAGGAAAAATTACTATATATAAAAACACTTCAATATTTGATGAACTTATGGAAAGATATAAAAATACTGGAGAGGATGTCTATTTTGACATTCAGGTAACCAATGATGATCCAACATCTGCAGCAGGTATTTGTACTATGGTATTTAAAGGATGCAATGTAGATGGTGGAGTTTTAGCAGCATTCGACGTAGATGGCGATTTCTTAGAACAAGAAATTAACTTTACATTTGAAGATTTTTCAAATCCAACTAAATTTACACAATTAGCAGGTATGCAATAATAAAAATAAAAAATTAAATTAGTGAAAGGAAAGATAAAATATGAGCTTAGAAAGTTTTATGTTGAAAGATGAAGTACAAGAAATAGAATATGTTGCTTCAAAGAGATTTAAAGATAAAGAAGGGAATTATGAAAAATGGAGATTAAAAACCATTACTGCAGATGAAAATGATGCAATAAGAAAACAATGTTATAAACAAATTCAAGTTGGAAAAAGAATGAAACAAGAATTTGATACTGTAAGATATTTAGAACTATTAGCAGATAAATGTGTAGTTTATCCAGATCTACACAATGTTGAATTGCAAAATCATTATGGAGAAATGGATGCTATAAAGTTATTGAAAAAACATTTGCTAAATCCAGGAGAATATGATGATTTAATGCAAAAAATTCAAGAAATAAATGGATATAGTTTAGATGATGCGGTTGAAGAAGCAAAAAACTAATTGAAGAAGGTGATAGTGATGCTGTATATGCACATTATTGCCTTCAAAAACTTCATAAATTTCCGCATGAATTTCTAAATTTAGATTTCAAAGAAAAAGCCTTTGTAATGGCATCTATCAATAAAAGAATTGAAGATGAAAAGAAAGAGGCAGCAAAATTGAAAAAGTAATTGTATTTTATTTTTTCTAAAAGGAGGAGAATATGGCTACTATAAGAAGTTCAATAGTGGTACAAGATATGGCTTCCTCTGTATTCGCAAAGATACATTCAAATTTAACTAAGACAACTAGAGGTTTTAAAGATCTAAATAACGAAATGTCTGTTGCACCTACAAAAGCAATTAGTAATGCTGAAAAATTAAATCAATCAGCACTACAAACTGAATTGACATACCAAGCAGAGTTGCAAGTATTAAAACAAGTAGAATCAGAAGCAAGAAAAATAATAGCTGCAGAAGGAACACAAACAGCCAAAGCACAAGATATTATTGCAAGTGTAAGAGAACAAAGAGCACTAGTAGAAAGTTTAAAAAATAATTATGATAATGTTTCAAGTAGTATAAAGAATGCTCATAATAATCAAGAAGAATTTAATAATAGTATAAATACTGGAAATATGAATGGAAATAGTTTATTAAGTACAGTAAGAAATATTGCTATTGCTCTTGGAGGAATAACTGCAGTAAAAGGACTATTTAATTTATCAGATGAAATGACAAATAATAAAGCTAGATTAAGTTTAATTGTTGATGATAAAGGTAGTGTAGAAGAATTGCAAAATAAGATTTTTGCATCATCAATGAATGCAAGAGCATCATATCAAACAACTACTGATATAGTTACAAAATTAGGATTACAAGCAGGAAAAGCATTTAAAGGAAATGATGAATTAATTGCTTTTGCAGAACAATTGAATAAAACATTCGTAATTTCTGGAACAAATGCAACAGGAATTGAATCTACAATGTATAACTTGACACAGGCTTTATCTACTGGTGTTCTTAGAGGACAAGATTTAAATGCAGTATTTTCAAATGCTCCTCAAATAGTTCAAAATATTGCTGATTATTTGAAAGTTCCTATTGGTAAAATTCGTGATATGGCAGCAGATGGAAAGATTAGTGCTCAGATAGTAAAAAATGCAATGTTAAAAGCTGCAGATGAGACAAATGCGAAATTTAATAAAATGCCAATGACATGGAATCAAGTATGGACTAGAATGAAGAATATTGCAATTAAAGCATTACAGCCAGTATTAAATAAAATAAATCAATTAGCAAACAATCAACAAGTTCAAGAAATGTTTAGTATGTTTATTGATGGAGCAAGTTTAGTAGCACAAGCAATATTAGGATTAATTGAATGTATTTCTTGGTTTATAAGTATATTAGAGCCAGTAGCACCAATTATTTTAGGAATAGTTGCAGCATATGTTGCATTTAATATAATTTCTGGAATAACAAGTGGAATTTTAGGTATTTTAGCAATAGCACATGGAATCGCAGGAGCAGCAGAGATGCTTCATGCTGGAGAAACTATGGCAGCAACTGCAGCACAATGGGGGTTAAATTCTGCATTATTAGCTTGTCCAATAACTTGGATTGTAATTCTAATAATAGCTTTAATAGCTGTATTAGTATATTTCTGGTTCACAAATGATAAGGTTGCATATGCAATTTTATATGTTTGGGATGCTTTAAAATTAGGAATAATGGTTGCAGGACTTGGAATACAAGGTATTTGGTATGGATTAGTTTTAGCAGTTATGTATTTATGGTTAGGAGTACAAACTTGTATTTTAGGAATGATGGGTGCTTGGTATGCTTTCCAAACTGGAATTGATGCCGTTTGTCTTGGAATATTAGCAATATTTCAAGGGTTATATAATGGTGTTGTTTCTATTGTAAATGGAATTATTAATGTTCTAAACAAGATACCAGGTGTATCTATAGACACAGTACAAGCAGCACATTTTGCAGATGATTTTGCAAAAGGTATGGAAGAAAAGGTTGTAAATAGAAATCAAAAATTAAAAGATATGGCAAGCCAAATGGATGGAACAATGGAAAAAATCAATGAATTAAAAGGGCAATTTAGTGCAAATCTTAATGCATCAGCTACCAATATTCAAAATACAGCAATTGATATGAATAATACAAGACAAGACAGAGTTGACCATAGAAACGATTGGATAAAGGGTGCAGGAGATGCTATTGATAGTGCATTAAATAGTTTTTCATTTGATCCATCAAAGAATGGAACTCTTGGAGATATAGCAGGTAATACAAAGGACATTGCTGATAATACAAAAGATATATCAGAAGAAGATTTGAAATATTTGATTGATCTAGCTGAAAGGGATACTATTAATAGATTTACAACAGTACCACTAACAATAAACTTGACAAACAATAACAATATAAATGGAGAACAAGATATAGATGGAATTGTAGATCAAGTAACAAATAAATTAACTTCTAGATTAGAAGAAGAATTAGAATATGTATCTGATGGAATACATGAATAGAAGGAGGAGATTATGGCATATTATTTTTATTTAGGAAATGTGCTTCTTCCTATTCCTCCTAAAAAACTTGAATTAAAAATTAGTAATAAAAATAAAACATATGATTTGATAAATAATACAGAGATTAATGTTTTAAAAAATCCAGGTTTAACAAGCATTGAGTTTGAAGTAATACTTCCAAATACAAAATATCCATTTGCTATGTATAATAATAATTTTCAAAATGCTAAGTATTATTTGGGAATTTTAGAAAAGTTGAAAGTAAATAAATCTGCTTTTCAATTTATAGTTGTAAGAAAATTTCCAAATGGTAAAAACATATTTGATACAAATATGAAAGTAGCATTAGAAGATTATACTATAACAGATACTACTGAAGAAGGTTTTGATATTAAGGTAAAGATAAAATTAAAACAATATAGAGAATATTCAACAAAAACAGTAAAAGTTACCATCAAACAATACAAGCCACCAGTAGTGACAAGAACAGTTACTACAAATAATACAGCAACTGCACCAGCAAAGCCAAGTGGACAAAATTATACTGTAAAACGAGGAGATTGCTTATGGAATATAGCAAAAAGATTTTATGGAAATGGAAGTAAATATACAACAATATTTAATGCTAATCGTGATAAAATAAAAAACCCTAATTTAATATATCCAAATCAAGTTTTATGGATTCCAGCATAGGAGGATGAGATGAGTCAACAATTATTAATTCAAAATGGAAATACAGTATATGAGCCTGTGGTAAAAGATGAAATTACATGGACCACAGAAAGAAAAGGTGCAGCAGGAAAACTAGAATTTAAAATTATAAAGGATAATATTATAAATTTTGAGGAAGGTAATCCAGTAGCATTTAAAGTTGATAATACAAATTTGTTTTATGGTTTTGTTTTTAAAAAGAAAAGAGATAAAGAGAAAGTAATAACAACAACTGCATATGACCAATTAAGATATTTAAAAAATAAAGATACTAAAACATACACAAACAAAAGGGCTGATGAACTTGTTAAAATGATTGCAAATGAATATCAATTAAATGTAGGAATATTAGAAAATACAGGTTATGTTATAGCGAAAAAAGCTGAAAGTAATCAAGAATTATTTGATATGATATTGAATGCGTTAGATGAAACAATTAGAAATAGAAAAGAAATGTATGTGTTATATGATGATTTTGGAAAGTTATGTTTAAAGAATCTAGAAAGAATGAAAGTAGGATTAGTAATAGATGAAGAAACCGGAGAAAACTATGATTATGAAAGTTCAATTGATTCTGATACATATAACCAAATTAAATTAACATATGATAATTCTGAGACAGGTAAAAGAGAAATATACATTGCAAAAGACTCAAGCAATATTGAAAAATGGGGAGTATTGCAATATTTTGATACAATTGATGAAAAAACAAATGGAGCAGTAAAGGCAAGAGCATTACTAGATTTGTATAATCAAAAGACTAGAAGTTTGGAAATAAAAAATGCACTTGGAGATATAAGAGTTAGAGGAGGCTCTCTCATTATAGTTAATTTAGATTTAGGTGATGTTAAGATAAAAACTTTTATGTTAGTAGAAAAAGCAAAACATAAATTTAAAAATGGAGAACATTTTATGGATTTAACATTAAGAGGACAAAACTTTATATCTCAATAAGGAGGTAAAGTTAATGGGAAGCTCATTAAGTGAAATAATAAAAAGAATGGCAGTAGGGGCAAATGATGCAAGTGCCCCTACTTCTGTTTTATTTGGAATAGTAACAAATATAAATCCACTTGAAATAACAGTGGAACAAAAATTAAAATTAACAAAAGAATTTTTAGTTCTTACTAAAAATGTAAAAGATTATACTGTAGATGTTAGTGTGGAATGGAATACAGAAAGCGAATCTTTGAATGCCAATCATAGTCATACATTGAGTGGAGATCTTTCTGTAACATCAACAGCAATAGTAAATCCAAATCCAGATAATATCTCAGTTTCTATAAATAATGAAGTTAGTAATAGCATGAGTGTTGAACAAAAAAATATAAATTTAACACATGAACATTCAATAAGTGGTAGAAAACAAATCACTATTCATAATGGATTAAAATTAAATGACAATGTTATTCTATTACAACAACAGGGTGGAAATAACTTTATTGTTATAGATAAATTTTAAAAGAAAGGTGGTAAAAAGATGACACCTAATACAGATGATATATTGTTAAACAATATAGAAGAAGTAACAGAACAAACAAGTAAAACATTCTATTTAAATATAGAAAAAAACACTATCTCAAACTTTTGTGATGGAATCGAAGCTATGAAACAAGCAATATATTGCATCTTGAATACGGAGAGATTCGAACACCTTATTTATAGTTGGAATTACGGAATTGAACTAAAGCATTTAATTGGAGAAAATACAACATTTGTTATTCCTGAACTTGAGAGAGTAATTACAGAGGCATTACTACAAGATACTAGAATAACAGAAGTAAATAATTTTGAATTTGAAATTAATAAAAATTCAATAACTGCAAAGTTTAAAGTAATAACAACTGTTGGAGAAATTGAATCTGAGAAGGTGGTGAGTATTTAAGATGGAAATAGATAATATAAATGAAGTTGAAGATTTAGATGAATATTTTGATTATGAAACTATTTTACAAAGAATGTTAGATCGTATACCAATTCAAATAGATAAAAGAGAGGGAAGCATTATTTATAATGCAATAGCACCAGCAGCCGCTGAATTAGCACAGATGTATATTTTATTGAAAAATAATATTGATCTTGTCTTTGTAGATACTGCAGTAGATGAATATTTAGATAAATTAGCAAATCAAGTTGGACTTACAAGAAATGAAGCAACATATGCAATAAAGAAGGGAACTTTCTATGATGAAAATAATAGCTTGTTTAATATAAATATTGGAGAAAGATTTACAATAGAAGATGTAATATATAATGCAATAGAAAAGATAGAAGATGGTGTTTATAAAATGGAATGTGAAACTGCAGGTACAATAGGAAATAATTATATAGGTACAATGATGCCAGTTAATTATATTGATGGGTTGGCCAAAGCAGAATTGACAGATATTTTAATTCCTGGAGAAGATGAAGAAAGTGATGAAGCATTAAGAAATAGATATTATGAAACTACCAGTGAACAAGGATTTGGTGGCAATGTTGTAGATTATCAAAATAAAACTAAAGAAATTGCAGGGGTCGGAGCAGTTAAAGTAACTCCAATATGGAATGGACCAGGAACAGTAAAATTGACTATTCTAGATAGTAATTATAATAAAGCATCTAATGTACTAATTGAAAAGGTACAAAATGAAATATGTCCAGATTTATCTGATGAGGGATTAGGAATTGCACCTATTGGACATGTTGTTACTACAGATACAGTAACTGAAGTTGATATTTCTATAATTACTCATGTTACAATATCAGAAACTGCATCTATGCCTAATGTAAAAGAACAAATAATAGAACTAATTAATGATTATTTCTTGCAATTAAAAAAAGGTTGGGAAGATTCAGATACTATAATAATAAGAAAATCTCAAATTGATACAATAATATTAAATACAGATGGTGTAATTGATGTTTCTAATACTACTATAAATAATAAAACATCTAATGTAGAATTACAGAAATTTGAAATACCTACATTGAAAGAGGTGACATTTATATGAAATTAGTTGAATATATGCCACCATATTTAAAAAATGTATTAGAATTTAACAAAATATTTGATGCTGAAGATATAGAAGTAGAAAATATGAGATATTCAATAAATACAATGCTAAGAGAAGTAATAGTAAAAACAGCAAGATCATATGGATTAAAAAGATATGAAAAAATATATAATATAACCAACAAAGCGGAGACAATAGAAGCAAGAAGAATGAATATACTGTTTAAAATAAATAACAGAGTACCATATACATTAAGATGGTTAATAAATACATTAAATGAATCAATAGGAGAAGATAATTATAAATTAGTAACAAACGGATATGAATTACATATAACAATTAACCTAGAATATACAGAAGCAGCAGAGATGTTAAAGTCAAATTTAGTAAAACAAATTCCAGCAAATATACAACTAGATTATCAACTAGAGACTAAAATAAATGAATTTATAGGTGCAGCAATATCAAGACAAGATTATATAAATTTAAATGCTGTAGCGTTTGAAAGAATAGAAGATTTAGAAATAAATGAAAATAATAATATAGGTATTAATGTTATTAATAAAGAGTATGTTAATTTACAACCAAATAGAGATGCAATAGTAGAAAACAACAACATAAGTTTAAATACTGAAACTGGTTTAAAAGTTTCAAGACAAGATTATATAATAATTTAGGAGGGATAAGAATATGGGCTTTGAAAAAGTTTATATAACAAAACAAGGTGCCTTATTAGCTGCTAAAACACTACAAGGTAAAAAAATTAAATTTGACCATGCTGAAATAGGTAGTGGAGCATTAACTGGAAATGCTGCAGATAAAACGGCATTAACAACAAAAGTGCTAGAATGCGAAATTTCAAAAGTAGAAATAACACAAGATACACAGGCAAGTGTATCTTTTATGTTTAAGAATACAGATGCACCAAATGCTTTTAATTTTAGAGAAATCGGACTATTTGCAATAGATCCAGATACAAAAAATAAAATATTGTATGCATATACAAATGCTGGCAACACAGCAGAATATATAAATAATTCTATTGCAGAAAAAATAGAAAAACATATACAAATAAATGTTGTAGTTGATAATGCTAGTAATGTTACAATAACATTAGATGATACGCAAATATATGTAACTGAAAAAGAATTAAACGATGCTATAAGTGAAGCAAGAGAATTTGTAGGTAAAAATTATGGTGTTAGAAGAAAAATAGTAGATAATGTGTTATCTAAATGGGAAAGAATATGCGATAATATAGGACTTGTAGCAAATGCTACAAAAAATGGTGATGAAGTTCAAAACGATTTTGACAATATATATCCATGGTCAGATATTATTACATATAATTATGATACTACAAATAAAAAGATAACAGCATATTATGGAGAACCAGGTTTTGCGTTTGATGGTTCTAATGGAGAAGTGCTTACAAGGATACCAGAATTTTGGTATAAAAGAGAAGTCAAAGAAGAATATGAATATATTTATATATCTGATTATAATAGAGCAGGATATAAACATAGTAAAGAATTCTCAGTAGGTCGATATGGTATAAGTGTAGATGCAGATGGAAAAGCACATAGTTATAGTGGAACAATACCGGCATACAATAAAACAATTGCAGCATTTAGAACATTAGCAACAGGTGTTGGAGATGGATTTTGTCAAATGGATACAAGATACTTTATATTACAATTATTATATTTAGTAGAATATGCTGATTATAATTCTCAAAGTAAATTAGGAAATGGAGTGTCAGTACAACAAAATTCAGCAGCTATACTTGCAGAGTCAAATGTTAATAGAATTGTAGTTGCTTCTACAAATTTATGTGTAGGAAGGACAGTTTCTATTGGTACAGAATGGGGAAATATGTCCATTGCTACCGAAAGAACAGTAACTAAGATAGAAGATTATTCAAATGGAAGTGTTAATGGTAAAGCTGTTTATTTTGATGGTGCAAAAGTAAATATTGCTGTAGGAAATTATATATTTGGAATAGCACAAAGAACAGGAGATTGTGATTCACTAGGAATGAAATCTGGCTGTTTACTAAATGATGGATATCACTCTATGATATATAGGGGAATTGAAAATATATTTGGAAACTTATGGACTGCAGTAGATGGATTAAATATAAAAGATTATGTTGCTTATATATGCGATGATCCAACTCAATATGCATCTGATAAATTCGTAGCACCATATAAAGCAATAGGATATACTAACTTACAAACATCAGATGTATATACAAGTAAATTAGGATATGATGAGGAACATCCAGAAATTGCATTACCTATTGAAGCAAATGGAAGTAGTGGAACTGGAACTTGTGACTATTACTGGAGTAGCACAGGAAACAGAATTGCTTTTGTTGGTGGTGCTCTGGACTATAGCACGGGAGATGGGCTTTTCTTTTGGGTTTTGCGCAATGCTTCTTCTAATGCGAACTGGTCTTGCGGGGCTCGCCTTCTTAAATACCAGTAATAAGCGGGGGTATGGGGGCGGCCAGCCTCCCATAAAAATAACTGAAATCTAGAATAGTTAAATTATTAAAAAATAGTATATATAATATCTACAGGGGATTTGGTGTGTGCGATCCCGTAATTGTGCTTTTTTTACTTTTTTGCTTTTGTTGGTGGTAATCTGAACAATAGCACGAAAGATGGGCTTTTCTATTGGAATTTGAACAATGCTTCTTCTAATGCGAACTGGAATTACGGGGCTCGCCTACTTATTTTTAAATTATATTACACATCACTTTCCATAGCGCTTGCTAAAAATAATGTCGAAACTGGATTGACCTAGTAGCTTCCTTTAAGTGAAAAGCCGATAGACAAAAATAAGAATACCAGGAGAAAAACATGAAAAGAGTAGGAAATATATACGAAAAAATAACTAAGAAAGAAAATATAAGACAAGCTATTCTAAATGCTTCAAAAGGGAAAAAGAACAGAAAAAGTGTTATAAAAATATTAGATGATATGAATTTCTATGTTAATGAAATATATGATATGCTCATAAACAAAAACTATAAACCAAGTCCATATATAAAAATGTTAATACATGATGGGGTAAGAAAAAAAGAAAGAATAATTTACAAACCACAATTTTATCCAGACCAAATTATTCATTGGGCATTAATGCAACAAATACAACCAATAATAGAAAGAGGGTTGTATGATTATACATGTGCATCTATACCAGAACGAGGAATTCATTATGGAGCAAAATATATAAAAAAGACATTAGTTAGAGATAGAAAAAATACTAAATATGCACTTAAACTAGATGTAAAAAAGTTTTATCCTTCAATAGATAAAGAAACTATGAAAAGAAAATTCCTAAGAGTTATTAAAGACAGAGATACATTAGATTTAATAGATAAAATTATAGATAGTAGTGAAACGGGTCTTCCTATTGGTAATTATACGAGTCAATGGTTCGCTAATTTTTATTTACAAAACTTAGATCATTATATAAAGGAAGAATTAAAGGTTCCATACTATTTACGATATATGGATGATATGCTCCTTTTCCATAGGAATAAAAAAGAATTAAGAAAAGTAAAAGAAAAGATAGAGGAATATTTAAAAAAAGAAAAACTTAAGCTAAAGGAAAACTGGCAATTGTTTAAAGTAGATAGTAGACCTGTGGACTTTATAGGATATCGATTTTATAGAGGTTATACAACATTAAGAAGGGGAAATTTCTTAAGGATAAAAAGAAGAGCAAAAAGAATTTATAAAAAAAAGAAAGTGACACTAACAGATGCATCAGCAATGATAAGTTATTATGGTTGGCTTAAGCATTGCAATAGTTATAATTTTACACAAAGATATATAAAACCATATATAAATATAAATGAATTAAAAGGAGTGGTTAGTTATGCAAATAGAAAGTTCAAAAAGGCCAAATAAATTTGAAATAAACGAGATTGAGAACGGAAAATGTACCGTTCTTTTTTTTGATAATGTTCAAGAAGTAGAAGCCTCACAACTAGATAGTGAAGAAAAATCAATAAAATATACATATGATATGTATAAAATGAATGTAAATTTTAGAGAAAATCTATCAGAACAAATTGAAAATAACTATGATAAATGGTTAGAAACTGCAAAAAAAGAGGAATATAATCAGTTAGCAGCAGAAGTAAGAGCAAAACGAAATGAATTACTTGCTGAAACAGATAAAGAAATGTGCATTGATAGATTAGGTCTAAAACTACCATCTGACTTGTCTATGACTAATATAATATCTAGTTTAAAACAATTCTTTGAAGGTTTTTCTGATATATGTAATGGGAAAATTGCAAAATATAGACAAGAATTGAGAGATATTACAAAACAAGAGGGCTTTCCATACAATGTAGTATGGCCAACAAAAGATAAGGAGGATTAGTATGAGTATAGAACTATCAACACTAATAAGTATAATATCTGTATCAATAGCAGTAATAACGATAGTTTATAACATAACAAGAAATGGAAGAAAAGATACAAAGGAAGATGTAAAAGAAGATGCAACTCAAATGGCAACAGTATTAACAGAATTAAAAAATATTATGGATGGAATATCAGATATTAAAAAGGAAATTACAGATGTAAAAAATGATGTGAAAGCTGATAGAGATAGAATAACAAGGTTAGAAGAATCAGCAAAACAGGCACATAAAAGAATTGATGAAATACTTACAAGGATAGAAAGAAAGGAGGGAAAATAATATGACTATTCAATTTTTAGTATATGTAGTTACAACATTATTTACATATATAATGGGGAAACTATCAAAGCATTTTGAATGGAATTACACTTTACCAATAACAATTCAAAATATAATTATTATTGCAATTGTATCAATAATTGGAATTTTAATTCATATTGAGAATTTAGATGCAAATAGCATAATTACGGCAGTTATTACAGCTGTTGGTGGTGTAGGAACAGCTGTTGTAGCTTATGACGCAAAAAATCAATAATTTAATACAAGAACGAAATTCTTGTATTGCAAAAATACTGGAAGAAAAATCAAAAATCTTCCAGTATTAATTTTTTATAAGGAGGTTTTCATTATGGAAGATGAAAATGTAAATGCTGAAGCATTTGATATTGAAAATCAAAACATAGAAGAATTAAGAAATTATGAGGAAGGAGGAGAAGAATAATGGCATATAAAGGACCAGATATATCAGCTTGGCAAGGTGATATTGATATAAAAACACTTGCAACACAAGTAGATTTTTTTATTTTTAGAGCATATGCAGGAAGTTCTAAAGATAAAAAAGTAGACAGAAATGTACAATTAGCAATTGAAAGTGGAAAACCATTCGGATTATATATTTATTCATATGCATTAAACACTGCCCAAGCAAAAGAAGAAGCTCAAAGAATGGTAACATTAGCAAATTCTTATTCTGTAAAACCAAACTTCTTAGTAATAGATATGGAGGATGCAGATGGATACAAAAGAAGATATGGAATGCCATCAAATCAAACATTAAAAGATATCTGTACAGTAGAAGGAGAAATTTTTGAACAAGCAGGATATTATGCAATGGTTTATGCAAGTTCAAGTTGGTTTAAGAATCAACTTGCAGGATTAACAAGATTTGATAAATGGATTGCTCATTGGCCAACATCAGGAGGAAAACAAAAAGGAAATGCAACATCTCCAGATGGAGAAAATGCAAATAATTGTGGAATATGGCAATTTACATCTGATGGTCACTTAAGTGGATATAATGGAAGATTAGACATGAATTATGCATATAAAGATTTTGTAGTAAAGGGATATGTAGTAAATTCAAATCCTACTTTACAACCTACTAGAAAATCAAATGAAGAGATTGCTGAAGAGGTTAAACAAGGATTATGGGGAAATGGTGACGATAGAAAGAATAGATTATCAGCAGCAGGATATGATTATAATACAGTACAGAATATTGTAAATGAAAGTTATAATAAACCACAAAATACAATCACATATTATATTGTTAAAAAAGGAGATACTCTATCAGGAATAGGATCTAAATATAATGTGAATTGGAAAGATATAGCAAATTTAAACAATATTTCAAGTCCGTATATTATATATGTCGGACAATCTATAAAAATACCTGTAAAAGGAAATACGCCAAAACCACAAGCACAACCAAGTGCTCAAAAAACATATATAGTAAAATCTGGAGATACATTATCAGGCATTGCTGCAAAATACGGTACTACATATCAAGAAATAGCAAGAAAAAATGGAATAGCAAATCCAAATAAAATTTATCCAGGACAAGTATTAAAAATTTAAAATAGAGGAGATTTTTTTCTCCTCTACTTAATATTTTTTAACTTATTTTGAATATCTAACAAAGTATTAAATGCTTGTTGGAAAGTAGTATTATTCATATCTAAATCAGTAATTTTATTTAATACTTTTTTTATTTCGATATTTTTCATATAATCATTAACATTTGAATTAGGTAAATTATCTATTACTTTATACTTTATTTTTAATTTATTTAGTAGTATGATATATTTATCTAATTGAGAAACGGGAAAACCACACTTGAAAATAGAAGGTCCCAAGTCGGTTATTTTAAGCCCTAGCTTCTCATTGATTAATTTTGCATCTTCATTTAAAATGTTATAGAAAATACCTACTCTAAACAAATAAATGGAAGATGCATCTTCTTTTTTTAGTTCGTTATATTGTTTCATTAATTTACTCATTTTCTAGATTTTTCCCTCTTTCTTTTATAAACTAAAATTTCTCCAGGTTCACGATTTAAAACTGTACAGGCTTTTTCTAATGTTTCAAAATGAATACCAGATGTCTCATTATCCATTAAGTGACTGAGTGCTTGATAACCTCCTTCCATTTGTTTTACAAACCAATATTTACTTTTCTTTTCTTCTTTTAGTATTTCTTTTATTCTTACATATATCAAGTTTCTCACCTTCCTTTCTGACATCTATTTTACAATGAACCTATGTATATTTTAACTCTTTTTGATTTAAGATACATTTGCTATAACTATTGCAGGTTTAAGGTATTTTTGCTATAATTCAAGTGGTGATTATATGGAAGAATTAAAATTATGTAAGGAAATAATGAAAAAAGTTAAGTGGTATATGGAACGAAAGGACTACGATGGACTAAGATTATATCTAGATGAAAAAGAAAAATATATTGATAATTGTAGTATTGTATCAAGAAATAAAGAAGTAGATTATATAGATGAGTTGGTAAAAGATTTAAAATAAAAACAAAAGTCGAACATTGTCGAATTTTGTAATTAAGTAATACCAATGAAAGCAGAAGATAATACCTAACACCTAGAATAGTTATTTTATATTACATAATATGGTAAAATAGAATAAGAGATATCTCTAAATATCATTCAAATATAGGAGGGATATTTATGAGAAAAAATAATAAAAAACAAAGAATTTTAAATAAAATAGGAAAGAACCTTAATTTTTGTGATAAAATAATAATGAAGGTATTAAACAACTATACTATAAAGATATATAGAATAGGTTTAAATGATGCTTTCAATTGGGAAAATCAAAAATATGAAAAAAATAATTCGCGTGGCTGTACTACGGCTGTACAGTTATTTAAATCACAAAAGTGAATTTTAAAATATAAATCTATAAAAGTGAACGGAGAGTAAGAATTGAGAAATATTAAACTAACTATAGAATACGATGGAAAAGATTTCAATCGGATGGCAAAAACAGCCTAAAATCAATGGTTTGAACATATTTTGATTTTATTTCAAAGTGGTTCAAACCATTGTTATATCTATGTTTTTAATTTTCAATATATTTTCAAATAAATATAAAATATTTTAAAAATAATTCGTACGGCTGTACTCGTGGCTGTACAAATATATGCTTAAGAGTCAAGTGTCAAGCCATTTTCCTTTAAGTAGTTGTAAGATAAATCAAGGTGTTCTTTTTTAAATTTGTCAAAAACTTCACAATATACATTTAAAGTAGTTGCAACATTTGCGTGTCCCATTATTTTTGCTAATACAGATGCAGGCATTCCAGATTCAATACATCTAGTTGCAAATGTATGTCGGAGCATATGCTGATGGACATCATAACCTTTTCCAATGTTATAATTTTTGCAAAACTCTTTGAACATCATATTAACAGTATCTGTACTTATACATTCTTTATATGAATTGCAAAATAGAAGGTTATAATCATTTTCTGTATAATATTCTGATGATAAATATTCTTTAAGGATATTTTCAACATTAGAATCCATCATTATATCTCTAATTCCATTTACTGTTTTTGTATAAGAACCGATTGTTGCTCTGTCATCAAATGTACGAGTAATAGTTCTTCTAATATGAATTATATTATTTTTAAAATCAATATCATTTATATCTAAAGCATTTATCTCGCCCATTCTCATACCTGTAAATAAACTTAATAAAATTTGATATTTATATCTAAATTTTTTTGCATTTTGTAATTCATTAATAAGTTGCTTTTGTTCATCAATAGTAAAAGCAGATACATTTTTAGACTTGCTTTTATATTTTTGAGATAAAGGTATTTCAAATTCTAGTTGATCGTCTAAGAAGTTATAACGCAAAATATTTCGCCTCACAGCTATTTTAAAAGTATTGTTAACTATTCCATATATTTTAGCAATAACAGAATCTGAATATTTTGTAATATATATCAAGAAATCTTTTAAATCCTTTTCTGTAATTTTTTGAAGTTCCATATTAGCAATATAATGTGTAGAGATATTCTTTAATGTATGCAATTTACGAGAGTAGGAACTTTCCTTTAATTTATTCATCTGGTAGGCAGTATCAATAAATTCTTTTGCAATATCATAAAATGTAACTTTTGATTTATCTACATAAGTATCTGTATTTAATTCAGTAATAACTTTTTCTAATTTCTTTTTTACTTCTTGTCTCGTTTTTCCATATATAGTTTTCCTTTTTCTTTTCCCAGTTTTTTCATCATACATAGCAATAGTGTATTCAGTAACCCACATGATTTTGCCATTTCTTTTTCTTTTGAATATTGTGCCTTCGCCATTTCCACGAGTTTTAGTTGTACCCATAATAAAAAAACCTCCATATTCAATAATCTTTTTTGTTTTAAACTATTGAAAATGAAAGCATTATTTGATATTATAGTAATGTAATCACTCTCAATAGTGGTTATGCTCTGGATAATGTGTGGTGTTCCGCAAAAAACTAAACACATTATCCTTTTTTTATAAATTTATAGTCGTAGATGTTGTATTTTGATTATTTTGTTTAAATTCTTTTATAAATTTATTTGCAATAGATATACTAGAACAATGAAAAGCAATATATTTAATTTCATTATTATCTAAATAAGTAAAAATCAAATAATTATTTATAATTCTAGATGCTTTTTCTTTTGATCTTCCTCCAATCATTGCACCAAGTGGACCAAATAAAACAGCACCACCAATTGCACCACCAACACTTGATGAGTAACTCTTTTGTATTTCTACATTATTAGTTATAGATATATCAGTTACTTTATTTTTATCTAATTTAAAAGATGTATTGTTTGCTAAAAATTCATATTCATTTGGACAAGAAAAAATTTGAGTTAATGTATTTTCTGCAATAGGAAGTCCATTAAAATGATTTAATGATATAAATAAAGAAGCTTGACGTTGATTCTTTAAATTAGATATTTCCTTTTTTGTTTTTGTTTTTAAATGTGATGTATAATACACCATAAATAAACAAAATAATATAAAAATTAGTAAAAAGATAACTACTGGATCCATAATTTAAATCTCCTTTCTTAATATTATTTAAAAGCACTTCTATTTTCAGTTTTTACAACTTTTCCAAGTATCTTGACTTTAGTATTAACATCATTAATATTTATATCTATATTTTTATAGCATGCATTCATAGCAATTAATGAATAATAAGTTTTATCATCATTTAATATAAATTTTCTAATAGTTTTTTTATCATCCATACTAATTAATAAAGTTGCTTCATCTTCAATATTAGATTGTTTGTAAATTAATGCAATATCACCAACATCCAACAATGGAAACATAGCATCATCTTCTGCTATAAATTCAAAATAATTATTATTTTCATTATTATTTCCTATTAAATCAGATACAGATATATTCAAATAATTAGCTAATAATTCTACTTTGTTCATTCTTGGTAATCTAGTTCCATTGCACCAACTAGAAATAGCAGATTTATTAATATCTAGATCGTTTATAATATCTGTTTGAGTCTTTCCTTTTAGATTCATATAGTAGTTTAAATTTTTAGAAAAAATCTTTTTATATTTATCATCTAGCAAAATAAAAACCTCGCTTTCCTTTTATTTGCTTATATTATAATACTAAAAGTAGAAAAAAGCAATAAAAAAGTTTAAAAAATTCTACTTTTAGTATTGACATTCTACAAAAAGTAGAATATAATTTGGACAAATCAAGAGAGGAGTGAATAAAAAAATGGAAGAAAAGTTACAAATAACATTAACTGCTGCAAGAGTTAATGCAGGTTTTTCACTAGATGAAGTAGCAAAAAAATTACAGAAAACAAAAGGAACAATAATTAATTGGGAAAAAGGTAGAACACCAATAAAGATATCTGACTTTGATGATCTTTGTAATTTATATAAAATTTCAAAGGACTATATTATTTTGCCCACCACTCTACAAAAAGTAGAATAGAAAGGAGTAAAAAATGAAAAATAAAAGATGCGGAACACCACACATTAAAGGAGGAAAATTAAATGGAATTACAAGATAATATTTTTTATACCCCAACGCAATTTGCAGAATTAAGAAATTGTAGTGTACCAACAGCATTAAATATCTATAATTCACCAGATTTTCCAAGTGAAAATTTTGGAAAAGAGAAAGTTGCATTAGGTAGTGCAATAAGAGAATGGTACAAAAAGAAAAGATTAAAGGGGGATGAACAATGAAAATAACCAATAAAAAGAAATTTTTAGTAAGAATATTAGAAATATTAGTAATTATAGTAACTATTATACTAACTATATTATCAATAAACTATGCTAACAAAATAAGAGGACACAAAGCATATGGAGGAGAATACTTAGTACCAGTTTTAGGTTTAATAGTAATACTTATTATAGAAACATTATATGAAGAAAGTGAAAAAAAGAAAGGGGATAAGAAAAATGGAAGAAGATAGATGTGATAATGAAATGGAAGTATTTAATGCTAGAGTTCATGAAGATGAGATGATAATTTCTATTGAAGAATACAAAAGTATGAAAGATAAAATTGAAAATTTTGAAAAAGCAAAAAAGGAATATCAAGCACATACTACATATCTAGAACAAATGGTAAAAGAAAAATCAAACGATAAAGAAAACCTATTAAATGAAATGAGGATAATAAATGAAGAAAACAGAAAATTGAAACGAGGTATTATAAATTTTATTAGAGGATTAGGAGGATAACATGGATAAATTACACGATTGCTACATTTGGCACATTATAACATTGGCCACAATGAAGTATAAATTAAGAAGATTGAAAGGAGGAAAAAATAATGTTTAATGAAGATTTAAAGAAAGAACTAGAAATTGAAAGAGCAAATAATGAATCACTAAAAAGTCAATTACAACTTAAAACATTTGAATTGGAACAATTACAAAAACAATTTGAACACAAAAATAATGAATTAGCAGATTTAGTATCAGATGTATTTTTAGAATTTAGAAAAATTACAGAAATAGCAACAAGAAATGATTATGGACAACCAGAACAAAAAATTAGACAAATTAATGAATATGCAGAAACTCAAAAGAATTATTATGCACAATTAGAACTTAATTCATCATACATAAAAAATAGAACTACTACTACCGATCAAAGTAAATAAATAGTTCTATAAAAACACTTATATAAATGCTCTATTTCTATTCTATCATATAAGAATTTGGAAATCAAGAGCAGAAAGGAGAAAGATATGGCTATATGTAGTATTTGTGGAAAACATTATGAAGGCTATGGAAACAATGCACAACCAGTAAATGATGGAAGATGTTGCAATGAATGTAATGGAACAATTGTAGTTCCAAGAAGATTCCAAGATGCAGCAAATAGAAGGGAGAAAGAATTAAATGGAAATAAAAATATTTAGTTTAAAACTGAAGAATTTTAAAGGAATAAAAGAGTTAAAAATAGATTTTAATTGTCAAAATACAAATATTTATGGAGCAAATGCAACAGGAAAAACAACAATATTTGATGCGTTTAAATGGCTATTTTTTGATAAGGATAGCAATGATAGAAAAGACTTTAATATAAAAACATTAGATAGTAATAATAAACCAATACATTTCTTAGAACATGAAGTTGAAGCAATATTGGTAATTGATGGTGTAGATATGACATTTAAAAAAGTATTTCAAGAAAAATGGGTTAAGAAGAGAGGTCAAAGTGAACAAGAATTCTCTGGACACGAAACTAATTATTGGATTGATGAAGTACCAGTAAAAAAGAAAGACTATGAAGAGAAAATTAATAGTTTAATACCAGAAAGTTTATTTAAATTAATTACAGACCCATTATACTTTAACAATCAACTAAAAAAGGAAGAAAGAAGAGAAGTATTGATAAATATTTCTGGAACAAATATTTCTGATGATGAAATACTAGATTCAAAAGAAGAATTTAAAATATTAAAGGACAATTTAGAAGGTAGATCTATTGATGATTATAAAAAAGTGGTACAAGCAAAGATAAAAGATCTAAATAAAGAAAAGGAAACAATACCAGTAAGAATTGATGAACTTACCAATACTTTGATAACTGAACATGATATCGATTATAAGAAAATAGAAGAAGAAAAAGAAAAATACAATAAAGAACTAAATAACATTGAATTAGAAATGACAGATATACAAACAAAAGCAAAAGAGAATATGAAAATAGCAGATCAATTAGCAATTGCAAAAAAAGAATTAGCAGACTTTAAATTAAAGAAGGAAACTGAATATTCTCAAAAATATTCTACAGACTTAATCAACTTACAAAATGAAAAAAAGGTAATTGAGAATACAATTAGATTAAAGCAGGAAGAAGATAGTGACAGATTATTAAAAATACAATTAGACCAAAAAAGAAAAGAAGAATTATATAAAAAATGGGATGAAGTTAGTAAAACTACATTAGAATTTGATCCAAACTCATTCATATGTCCAACTTGTAAAAGAGAGTATGAAACAGATAAAAAGGAAGAAATAAAAAAACAATTTGAAGATAATTTAAATCTACATAAAAAAAGTGAACAAGAGGCAATAAATAGAGAAGGACAGACTATAAATATAAGATTAGATGAAAATACAAAGGCTAGAGAAAAAATACAACAAGAACTTCAAAAATTAGATAACAAACTAGAAGAAATAAATACTAAAATAGCAGAAATTGAAAAAGCAAAAGAGACGGACAACTCATTTGATGTAACTTCATTACCAGAGTATAGTAATAAAATCAAAGAAATAGAAGAATTAGAAGAAAAAGTAAGGAACTTAACAAATGGAGATATATCATATCTACAAAATAAAAAAGCAGAAATAATAGAAGAAATTAACAAGTTAAATAAAACACTAAATGAAAGAGATACACAAGAAAAAACAAAACAACGTATAGAAGAATTACAAACATCAGAAGAAGATATTTCAAACAAAATACAAGAACTAGAAGGTCAACAATATGCACTAGAAGAGTTTACAAAAACAAAAGTTGAGTTATTGGAAAATGCTATAAATAGTAAATTTGAATTAGTAAAATTCAGATTATTTGACACTCAAATAAATGGTGGACTTATAGAATGCTGCGATACATTAGTAAATGGTGTTCCATACGCAGATGTAAACAATGCTCATAAAATACTTGCAGGACTAGATATTATAAATACATTGATAAAACATTATAACAGGTCAGCACCAATATTTATAGACAATAGAGAATCAATAAATGAAATAGATTATATAGGTACACAAATAATTAGTTTAGTAGTAACTACAGATCCTAAATTAAGAATCGAGGTGTTATAGATGAAATTAGAACAAACACAACATAGTTATTATTGTGAATGTTGGGAATCACAAAGAACATCTGAATATGAAAATTGGGAAGCATTTAAGAAAGAAGGACTAGATTATGATTTCGATTATAATTTACTATTTAGATTTGATATAGATTTTCATGATGATCCAGAAGATGAACATGTAGGAACATATACATTAAAATTACATCATGCACTACAAAGACATGGCTATGAACAATGGCATGCAGTAATTCACAATATAAAAGAAGAGGATATGGTAGAAATAGAAGAACACTTAAAAAAGGCTAAAAAACATTTAATGGAAATGTGGAAAGAAATTGAGGTGATATAGAGTGAGTAATCTAAGTTTATATAATATAACTAATAAATTTGTGGAAATAATGGACAAAGCGCAAGAAGGAGAACTAACAGAAGAAGAATACAACGAATTAGGAAATGAGTTAGCATTAGAATTGCAAAATAAAAGCTCAAATATTATTGGATACATAAAAAATAGTGAAAGTTTATTAGATGCAATGAAAACAGAAGAAAAAAGACTTGCAGATATAAGAAAACAAGGTGAGAAGAAACTAGATAAGTTTTATCAATATGTAAAAGAAAATATGGAACGATTAGGACTAGAAGAAATACCAACTGAATTAGGAAAGTTAAAAATTACTAAAAATCCTATGAGCATAGAAATAGAAAATGAAGATGAAATACCATCAGAATTTAAGAAAGAAGTAACAACAACACAAGTTGATAAAACTGCAATAAAGAATCATTTTAAAGATACTGGAGAAATAATACCAGGAATAAGAATAGTCGATAATAAGACAAGTTTAAGAATAAAATAGGAGGAAAATCAAATGAATAATGAAACATTAAAAATATCAAGTAAATCAAATCCAAATGCTGTTGCTGGAGCAATAGCAGGAATATTAACTGAAAAAGGAAGAGTAGAAATGCAAGCAATAGGAGCGGGTGCAATAAATCAAGCAATAAAGGCCATCGCTATTACTAGATCATATGTAGCAGCAGGTGGTATTGATTTAGTATGTATACCCGCTTTTTGTACAGTAAAAGTAGAAAATGAAGACAGAACTGGAATGAAATTTATAGTTAAGGAGGCTAAATAATATGAGTAATGAATTAGTTAAAAAGGAAGAAAAACAATTACAAGTTGTTAAAGAAGAAAGAAATATAACAGATAATGTATTAAATAAAATACATCAATTTCAAAATAATGGGCAGATATATTTCCCTAATAATTATAGCCCAGAGAATGCACTAAAAAGTGCATGGTTAAAATTACAAGAGGTTAAAGACAAGAATGGAAAACTAGCCCTAGAAACTTGTACACAACCAAGTATTGCAAATGCACTATTAAATATGGTTATACAAGGATTAAACCCTATGAAAAATCAATGTTACTTTATACCATTTGGAAATCAACTAACATTAATGAGATCATATTTTGGATCAATAGCAGTAGCAAAACAATTTGGAGAAATAAAAGATATAACAGCAGAAGTTATATATGAAGGAGATAAAGTTGAAACTGAAATAAAAAGAGGAAAAACAACTATACTTTCACATACAAGAAGTTTTGAAAATATAAATAAGGCCAAAATAGTTGGAGCTTATGCAACAATACTATATAACAATAATATTGAAGAAAGTTTGTTAATGACAATAGATCAAATAAAAATGTCTTGGAAGAAATCCAAATTGAATCCAGAAAGTAAAGATAGTACACATTCACAATTTACTGAAGATATGTGTAAAAGGACAGTTATAAATAAAATATGTAAATATTATATCAATACAAAGGATGACAGTAATTTAAATATGATAAAAATGGCATTTGAAACATCAGATGAAGAATTAAAAGAAAGCGAAGTTGAATATGAAATACAAGAAAATGCTAATAAAGAATTAATTGATGTTGAAACTGGAGAAATACAAGAAATTGAAGATACTGCATCTGTAGAAAACAACGTTGAAGATGCTACAACTGAAGGACCAGCATTTTAATGAAATTAAAAGTATTAGGTAGTAGTTCTAGTGGAAACTGCTACCTAATAGAAGCAAATGACAATGAAAAATTAATATTAGATGCAGGTGTTAATTTTAAGATTGTTCAAAGGGAATTAAATTTTAATTTTAATGGAATAAAAGCAGTATTGATAACTCATGAACATATGGACCATTTAAAATATGCTACAAATTTTGCATTATATGGAATAGATATATATGCATCTGCAGGTACATTTCAAAAACAAAATTTAGTTGGACACAGATTCAAAGTTATAAAAGCATTAAAACAATTTGAAGTTGGAAATTTTGTGATACTTCCATTTGATACACAACACGATGCTGCAGAACCATTAGGATTTTTAATACAACATAAAATCACTGGAGAAAAATTACTTTATGCAACGGATACATATTACATAAAATATAAGTTTAATAAATTAAATTATTTACTTTTAGAATGTAACTACAATAAAGAAATAGCAAAAGAAAATGCAGAAAATGGAGTAATAAATAAAACTAGATATACAAGATTACTAGAAAGTCATTTTAGTTTAGATAATGTAATAAAATTCTTAAAATCTAATGACTTAAGTTATGTAAAAAATATTATACTATGCCATTTATCAGATACAAATTCAAACCAAGGCATAATGCAAAGTAAAGTATATGAAGAAACCAATATAAATACTACAATAGCAAGACCAGGACTAAATCTAGAATTAAAGTTATATCCATTTTAATGGAGGTTCATATGAATAGTATAAAAGCGATAACTCAATTAGAAGAACTAAAAAGGGACAGGCTTAGTTTTATACAAAATGATGATTCTGATGAAATTTATTTAAATGATATAAAAGCCATTACTTTAGCAATAAAAGCATTGAAGAAATGTCCGGATGTAAAAGATACATCATTTAATTGCAGAATGTGTGGAAAAGAATTAAAAACTTGGAAAAGTATTCAAAGGGGATTTGGACCAATATGTGAAAAGAAATATTTAAATGATGTATATAAGAATCGACAAATTACTATGGATGTATTAACTAAAAAGAAAGGAGAGGTAAAAGATGGCCAATAAAGATGTTTATTATTTTAGCCACGATGCAAATGCATTATCTGATCCAAAAATATTAGCAATGCGATGTGATTATGGATTAGAAGGATATGGATTATATTGGGCAATATTAGAAATGTTAAGAAATGAAGCAATATATAAATTACCTCTCAACAAAACTACATATAGAGCAATAAAAATGCAAACTGGTACAAGTATTGATGTAGAAAAGTATTTAATGGATTGTATAAATGAATATACAGATAGCGAAAGTAATAATGGATTATTTAATACGGATAATAAGTCATTTTGGTCTGCTAGTTTGTTAAGGAGAATGGAAAAATATGAAACATTAAAAGAAAAAAGAAGCCAAGCAGGAAAGAAAGCAATGCAAAATAGATGGGGAAAACAAAACAATAACAATGTTATAACAAATAAACCTAAAAAGAAGATAAAAGGTATATGCAAAAATAACAAAATTATAACAATGTTATCTAAAAAGAATAACAAAGTTATAACAAGTGTTATAAAAAACAATAGCAAATTTATAACAAAAAATAACAAATCAAATCAAATAAAATCAAATCAAATTAAATTAAATAAAATTAAATTAAAGGAAATGAAATCTATTTATCCATCTAATCACAAACCACAAGAAAATAAAAATTTAGATAATATGATGGATGAGATGGAAAAGATGGAATTTGATATGTTGATATCTAATTGTGAAATGCATATTCTTTCTCCAGAACTTGCTATTGAAATAACAGAAATATTAAAAGAAATGTATATGCAACTAGATACAAGAGAAAAGATAAAAGAAATCAATTCAAAAAAATTATTATATGGATTAAAGAATTTTGCTATTGCAAATACAAAATCACAAATACAAATACCAAAAGCATATTTTAAAAAATGTATTTTATCTGCATTAGATCAAACTGAATTAAGTACACAATATGATGCTAGTACAATAATGGATGAAATGTCTAACTATGAAGGGGGATAATATGGCTGTAAATGAAAATGAATTGATATCAAGAAGACTAAAGACTTGTGAAAATTGTGAGTGGTGTGTTCCTACATTGAATAGTGAATTTCCACATTGCTTATTAAATGGACAGCAGAAAGGTTTATTTGAATATTGTGAATTATTTAAAACAAGAACAGGAATGCACATAAGTATGTAGGAGGAATTATGATTTATATATTAATTTTTATAATAGGATTCGTAATAGGTTGTAAAGCATATTCAGATGCGATATTTATAGAATTAAGAAAATGTAAAACAATCCAGGAACTCGTAGATATGCTTGTAAAACTAAAATTATTAAATAGTAAACATAACACAAAAAACAATACATATCAATAATTTTTAGAAACAAACACAACCTAGAAAAAATATACAAAGGAAAGGCGGAACAATTATGATAATTGAAGATATGCAGCAGTCATTAGAATTGCTAGAAAATATTAAATATTTCTTTTATGACATTGAAGAAACAGAAAAAAAATTAAATACGGAATTATACAACAAAGAAGGGGAAAGAGATGACCTTCTACACGAAATTGAATTAAGTAAATTAAATGCAATAGAAATAATGGCTACATATAAGAAATTAGAAAAAGTATTACAAGAAAGAAGAATAATCAAAGATAAAATTGATTTAATAAATACCATAAAACCATACACCAGTAAGTTTATAACAAAAGGTATTTGTGCAGAAACCGATGCAACTATAAAAAATATAGAAACATTAAAAAGTAATCAAGAAAATAGAAAATATACACCTAGAATATTAAAAGACCTAAAATGCGCAAAGGTCAAGAAGGAGGAATAATAGTTATGGAAGATTTTAGAAAAATACAAGAAATGCAAAGAATAAATAGAATTAAAGAAAATAACGAATGTTTAACTTGTGAGGTTGTTATAACAAAAGAATTTAGAGAAACACCAATATCAATTGTGCAAGGAAATGGTGGACCTATTGAAATGGCACAAATGGTAAAAACTCTAATGGATGTTGCTGAATCATTAAAAAAGGAATTTCCAGAAATAAATGAAATTATACCAATGTTAAATAAAAATAGTGGTATGAGAACAGCATATAAACAAGTTGAAAGTTGGGGGCGATTTTAAATGTATTGTAGTAGATATAAAAAGGAATGTGAAGAAGCATTATATTTAAACTGTGATGTTCCAGCAAGTAGTAGTCATATAGACGAAGAAATAGAAGAATGCCAAGAATGTGTATTTTGTGAGGGAAAAGATGAATAATCAAGAGCACTGGAGTATTGAACAATACAAAGAATATCAACAAAAAGGAAACAAAAAAAGTAAATATTGTGCAGTAAAAACATCTGTAGATGGACAAACATTTGATAGCAAAAAAGAAGCGGATTATTATTGCGATTTAAAACTAAGGCTGCAGAGCGGAGACATCAAAGGTTTTTGTTTGCAGCCTATATTTATACTAGCACCAGGACTAAAATATAAAGCGGATTTTATAATATTCAATAATGATGGAACATCAGAAGTTATTGATGTAAAAGGTTTTAAAACAAAAGAATACATAACAAAAAAGAAAGTATTTGAAGATAAATACAATCTAAAAATTAAGGAGGAATAGGATTATGAATCCAGTAAATTTTGAAGATATGAATTGCGTATTTAAGGCGCAAGGATGTGGAGATTTACCAGCATTAAAAACAGAAAATCATATTGTTTCATGTTGGGAGATGACTGAAAAGGAAAAAGAAGAATTTTTAAAAACTGGAAAGATATATTTATCTGTAATGGGAAATATACAACCACCAGTAGCACTATATGTAGATAGACCATATATAAGACAATAAAGGAGGTAAATTTATGAGTAAAACACATAATAAATTATCAGATCTAAACAATCACTTATTTGAGGAATTAGAAAGATTAAACGATGAAAGCTTAACAGGAGAAGCATTACAAGAAGAAAGAGAAAGGGCAAAGAGTATGGCCAGTATTGCACAAACAATTATAAATAATGGGGAATTAGCACTCAAAGCAGTAAAACATTATGATGAGTATGGGAAAAAAGAGAATGTACCAGATATTTTACAAATAGGAGATGGAAAGAATGAGTAAATTCTACACTGAAGAAATGAAAAAATATATTGCTGATAATTGTAAAGGAAAAACAATATTAGACTTACAAACAGAATTTAATAATAAATTCAATACAGATATTACATATAAAGCAATGAAATCATATCTTAGTGGGCATAAATTGAAAGTTGGAAGAAGAAATGAAAAACATAGAAAATACAAAGATGAACATATAGAATTTGTAAAAAATAATGTAAAAGGCATTACTCTAAAAGAATTAACTAATAGATTTAATAAAGAATTTAATATGAATGTAAGTGAAAGCGCTATTGCTAATATAAAAAACAAAAATAATCTACAAAGTGGAATAGTTGGAGGACAGTTTCAAAAAGGTCAAGTATCATGGAATAAAGGAAAAAAGGGCTCTATGAGCCCTGAACAATATAAAAAATGCCAAGCAACTATGTTCAAAAAGGGCAATATTCCAGCTAATCGTAGACCAATAGGAAGCGAAAGAATAGACAAAAGAGATGGCAGTATATTGATAAAGGTTCAAGATGGACATAAACAACAAAATTGGATGGGCAAGCATAGATACATCTATGAACAAGCATATGGAAAAATACCAAAAGGACACAAAGTAATATTTGCTGATGGTAACAATAGAAATTTTGATTTAAGTAATTTAATTTTAGTATCTAATGCTGAAGAATTGATAATGAATAAAAGAAAGTTATTTAGTGAAAATGCAGAACACACAAAAACTGGAGCATTAATAGCAAAAGTTTTAAGTAAAGCAAAAACGAGGTAGAAAATGAAAAAAGATGTTGATTATGAACAATTATATTATGATGCTTTATACGAAAATAGACAACTAAAAAATAGAATAACTGAATTAGAAAATGAAATCCAGGATCTAAATATCTGCAGAACAAAGAAAAATATTGATTTACAAAAATATATTATGCTGCAGATGGGAAGGAGGGACAATGGCAAAACCAGTTCAAAGAAAAATACATAAAAATAAACAAAATATAACTTGCGAATTATGCGAACATTGTATGTATGTAGAACATGGAGATATGTATTGCGATGAGCATGAGAATTTTGTAGATGTTTATGATGAATTTTGTCCAACTGAAAACTATATGTGGTGTAATGGAAAAAAATTTATAGAAAGGTAGGGAAACAAATGAAAACAAAGTATTATGATAAGGAAATGTATGCTAGAAATGAAAGTATAAAAGGTGCATTGGTAGTATTATTGTCTTTTATACTAGGATTTGCAAGTGGATGTATTGCAATAAATAAAGAATTAGCAAAACAAAACAATGAAAAACAAGAGTATATTAATACTTTAGAACAACAAGTGGAAGAACAGAAAATAACAATAAGGGACCAGTATATTGAATTAGATTCGTTAAGAGAAACTGTATATATGTATAGCATATATGGAAAGTAGGTGTTACTAATGATTAAGTTTATATTAGGGTTGTTATTAGGTACATTTTTAGGAATAGGACTAATGTGTCTACTTCAAGTAGCAAAGGAGGATGAAGAATAATGCCATCATTAGAAATAAAAGGAAAAAAGACGGGTATTATATTTAGTTTTAGAGGTAAAGGACAACTTCCACTATTTATGATAATAAAAGAGTATTTTAATGAAAATGGCGAGGTTGACTTTGCAAAAGTATTATTTGAAATTGAAGGAAGAAAATGCAAAAAAGCATATAAAGAAATATTTGGAAAGGAGGGATAATATGCCAACAGAAAATAGTGAATTAGTACCAGGAAAGGTATTCGTGCAAACAAATGAAAATGAGGAACCAAAAGAACTTAAAGCAATTGATATAAGTGTTGCAGAAAGCAACGAAGATGATGCAATAGATGCTATGAGATATGGAATAAAAGGTATGACAAGTGGAGAAATATCTATGGCAATTGAAATTCCAAAAGAAAAAGTAAAACATATTTTAAAAATGCATGGACTAAATAAAATTACAAGAAAAAGATTTAAAAAGTTACTAATGGGCTGTGGAATGCAAAGAAATGATGCAGAAATAGTTGCTAGTGCATTTAGAGAAAGTGAAATACAATATACACCATTAGCAGTACAAAAAATTATTGAAACAATTAATATAGAAGCAGAAAAGGAGGAAAAATAGTATGTATAAGTTAGTTATATATTTTATGGGAGGAACAACATTTGTAACAACATTTGATAATGAAAAAGATGTAGAAGATTTTAAAAAGAAAGTTAAAAATAGAAGATTATTAAAAAAATATAACTATATTCTTGAAACAAAAATGGAAGGAATAAATATTGCTAATATGAATGCATATCAAGTTACAAAGGAGGAATAATTTATGATATTTGAAACAACAATCAACTTAAAAAATAAAAGCAAGGAAGAACTATTAGATTTATTAAATGATAGTTTAAAAATAATACAATCACAACAAGAAGAAATAGAACTTAGTAATAAAGTAATAGATAAAAGAAATCAAGAAAAACTAGAATTAGCAAAAGAGCTTTTAAAGAAAGATAAAATAATTGATTTAATGGCAGAAATGTTAGTGAAAGTTCCTAATAATTCGGACAGTCCACAAACAGCAGCTATTGTTGCAATGTTAAATAGAGATTTGGAATTAAAGAAATTAGAAGTAAAAAAATATTTTGAAATGAAGGTAGAAAATGAAAATGATAATTGATTTTTTTACAGGAAAAGAAGTTAAATTTGATTATACTTGTGATAGTTGCAAGTACAATATAGGAAACAAAAAAGAAAACGGAAAAGTGAGAGAAGATATTATTTGGTGCGATAAATATATAAATTACAGATATAAAATGAACTGCAGTTGTAATTACTATAAATTTAAATACGAAGGAGGTACAAAAGAATGAAATGTACTGATAAAGAATGGCAACACTGCCGAGTAGAAAAGATGGGATGCCCTGGATGTTATTATGATGAAATAGAACCAGGAGAATATATAAGAAACAAAGATGGATATATAGATAAAGTAAAAAAAGTTATAGAGCCAGATGAAAAGATGACTGAAAAGTATTATTGCTGCGAAAGTACAATGGCAAGTTCACACAGAAGTCAAATAATTAAACATAGCAAAAAAATATTAGATTTAATTGAAGTAGGAGATATATTAGCAATCAAAGAAGGTAATGACATTTGTTATTTAGGACTAGCAAAAGACACAATAACAGTTAATTATACTGAAATAAAAAAAAGTATAGAAAATAAAGAATGTGAATTATTATCAATATTAACACACGAGCAATATCAAGAAAATTGCTTTAAGGTAGGTGACTAATATGAGTAAAAACTTATTAGGAAAACATGTTATAACATATGATAATCACGAAGGAATAGTTATAAATCAATACAAACCAACAGGAAGAAATCAAGAAAGTGTGCATATACAACAAATTGATGGGAGAATATGGTTTTGCCCTGTTGATAATATAGAAAAAGAGGTGTAAAGATGAGCATAGAAAGAGATTGTAAAAAAATACATAAAAAAATAATGAAATTTAAAGAGAAGTATCAATATGACAGAAACATCACATTTTGCTTAAAGTGTAATAAAGATTTTGATTCTTATGAAGTTTCTTTATATGTAAATCCACAAATTGACGAATACAAAATAATGAAGGAAAACTTACAATTAGATATGCTGTGGTTTAATAAAAGAAAAGAACTGGAACAAAAATATAATGACTGGATAAAAGAAAACAATGCAAAAGATACAGCTTTTAATGTAATAACTTTTTTGGAAGGGCTTAACTTATTAAATAGAGAAAAAGTAAGAGAATTTTTAAAAAATAAAAGGAGGACAAGTTTATGATTATAAATCAAGTATGCAGTGAAAAAGAGGCTGAAACAGCTATGATAGCAGTTGGACAGGAAATTATAAGAAGGGCACAAGAAACTTGTGTAAATCTTGACAGAGTTACTTCAATTAAAATAGATGCAGAAATACTGCCATTCCCAGATGGAGCAATAACTGTCAATATAAAGAAAAATTATGTGGCAGAATTTAAAGAAAAGGAGAACGAAGAAAATGGATGAAAAGATAAGCAATACAATAGCATTAAAACAACAAATAATTAATGAATTAGAAAAGCTATCAATGGATGTAAAAGAATCAGTAACTAAAGATATAAGATTTAGGATAGAAACAAAACATTGGTATGGATATAGTGAACCATTTTTGAAAAAGACAGACATATATTAGAGGTGTCAAAAGATACAATGCAGGCAATATTAAATTCTGCAATTGAAAAAGAAAAAGAAAGAATAGAAAAATGCATTGATATGGAAATACATAAAAGAATAGGAGGAAAGTAAAAATGATAGAAAAAGTAAATCCGGATCACCCAGATAAAATAGCAGATAGAATAGCAGGTGCAATAGTAGATTTAGGATATAAATTGCAAGAAAATCCTAAAATAGCAGTAGAAGTGCTAATTGGTCATAATAATTGTAAAATAATAATTGAAAGTTCTGTTAAGTATAATGAAACAGATATATTTGACATTGTATATAGAATTACTAAAACAAATAATATTGCGGTAGAAGTAATATTAGCGAAGCAAGACGAGTACTTAGCAAATAATCAAAAAGAAAAAATAAGGTGTGGAGATAATGGAATATTCAAAGGTGTGCCACTTACTGAAGAAGAAATACAAGCAAGTTATTTAGCACATCAAATTTATAATAAGTATAATAGTGATGGTAAATACATAATAGATATGCCAAGTAATAAGACAATTATATGTCAAAGTAATGCCAAGACAGAGGAGTTAAAAGCTATATATCCAACAGCAATAATAAATCCATTAGGAGAGTGGACAGGAGGATTAAATGTCGATACTGGTGCTACAAATAGAAAGTTAGGTAGTGATATGGGAAAAGGTGTTACAGGTGGAGGATTACATGGTAAAGATCTATCAAAAGCTGATGTAAGTATAAATATATATGCATTTTTGAAAGCCCAAGAAACAGGAAAAATAGTAGAATTAAGTTGTGCTATTGGAGATGAATTTGTAGATGAAAAGCCATATGAAGAAATAGTAAAGCAAGCTAAAAAATATATACAACTACAAGGAGGATTTGAAAAATTTGCAGAATGGGGCTTATTTTAAAAATAAATTAAACGGAGGTAAGTAAAATGCCAAAGAAAAAAGATAATGTGACAGAATCAAGTGAAATTCCTAAAAAAATTGACAATGAAGAAAATCAAATAGTAACTAATCAAAAATTAGGATGGGTCCAAATATTATTATTAATAGGCAAACCTTTATGGGATGCACAAAAGAAAAAATGGAGAGTATTAAATGGTTACCAATCTATATTAGGGAATCAAAATAATCAAATGTTCTTTGAAGTTACATTTACAGATAGTCCATATTGGGAAAATTTTATTGAAAAGCAATTATATATGGATATTCCAAAAGAACAGGAGGCCAGTGTAGAAGATGGAGATAAAGGAAGCAATAAAAAAGGTAAACGAACTAAAACAGAAGATGAAAAATAAGCAATATATTCAGGTAAGAAAAGATAATACAGATAGTTATGGATATATTGCAGCAATAGATACATTAGTAAGAGAATTGAAAATGTATCAAAAATAGAATAGGAAATATTGTAATACATATCAAAAATCATAGAATTATAATTTATCAAGGTTCATAGCATACAATCTACCTAAGAAGAAAGAAGGTTTTTGTATGGGAAAAATAGAAATTTCTGAGAGAGAAAGTCAATTATTAGAATTAATAGAGCAACTTGTTACTGATGGAGTTGCTAAAGGAGTAAAAAAGGGGATTGAACAAGCAAAAAATGAAGAAAGATTGAAAGAAAAAATAACATATGATATCAAGATAAAAAATACAAGATTATTATTTAAAAATTATAGGAATTTTGTAAAGGCTTGTAAACAAGCAACTTTTACTGAAAAGGATTTAGAAACTGCAACAGTAGAAGAAGTGTTAGATAAATTATTCTGTCAATCTTATGATGAGGTGACCGTAGTTCAATCTATATTAGCATCTAAAAAAAGAACAGAAATTATATTAACACATATAAAAAGAATTATAAAATTTTATTTATATGAAGCGGACCAAAGTAAAAACGAAGAAAAAAAGCGAAAAGCTCATATTTTAAATGACTTATATGTTGTTGGAGAATATAAACCTAAAATAAATATGATGTCCGAAAAGTATCATATAAGTGAGAGACAAATTAGGAGAGATGCAAATTCCGCAATTGAAGAAATTGCAGTGCTTATGTTTGGTATAGATGGTATAAGAAAAATGTGATTTTGGGATAGTAAAACTTGTCCAAAACTTGTCCTTGACATGTCATTGTCAATAATTTATAATAATAACATCAAAAAATATGTTTAAAAGAATAAATCCCCTTTTATTTTTTGAAATAATATAGATAAAACGAACTTGTAAATCGGTTTTTACAGGTTCTTTTTTTATGCCAAAGAAGGTATTGTATATGAAATATGATATGTGTATGAGAAGAGAATGTAAAAACTGCTATAAGCAAGTTGAATGTTTTAAGAAAGAAGGAAAGAATGAATCTGAAAAAATTAAAAATAGGGGATTTAAAAATAGCGACATACAATCCCAGAAAAGAACTAACAGAAAAAGATAAAGAATACCAAAAGATAAAAAATAGTATTATTGAATTTGGATATGTTACACCAATTATAGTTAATTCAGATATGACAGTAATAAGTGGACATCAGAGACTTAAAGTTTTAAAGGATCTAAAATATGAAGATATAGATTGTATAATAGTTGACTTTGACAAAAATAAAGAAAAATTACTTAATATAGCACTTAACAAAATATCTGGAGAATGGGATTATCAGAAATTAGAAAGTATATTTAACGAACTAGAAAATATCAATGTAGACTTATCAATTACAGGTTTTGAAGAAAAAGAAATAAATAAACTTATTAAAGAAACAGAAGAAACTATGAATGATAATGCAGAAATAGATTTAAATGATTTTAATGATGACAAATTTCAATGCAAGTGTCCAAAATGTGGTTTTGTATTTGATGTAGATGAACAGCAAGGAGTAGAATAAGATGAAAGAATATGAATGGTATTTAAAAGATATAAAAAACATACCAAAGAATAATTATAAAGTTTTTTCATGTTTTGCTTGTGGTGGTGGCTCTACTATGGGATACAAACTAGCAGGATATGATGTTATTGGAAATTGTGAAATTGATAAGAAAATAAATGATATTTATGTAAAAAATCATCATCCAAAATATAATTATTGCATGGGAATTCAAGAAATGAATAAATTAAAGAAATTACCTGCAGAATTATATAATTTAGATATATTAGATGGAAGCCCACCATGTAGTACATTTTCGCTATGTGGAGAAAGAGAAAAAAACTGGGGAAAAAATAAAAAATTTAGAGAAGGTCAAGCAAGTCAAATATTAGATGACTTGTTTTTTGAGTTTATAGAACTGGCCAACATTTTGAAACCTAAAATAATTGTTGCTGAAAATGTAAAAGGGCTAATGCAGGGAAATGCAAAAGGATATGTAAATTTAATAATTAAACGATTAAATGAAATTGGATATAATACACAGTTATTTTTATTAAATGCTGCAAAGATGGGAGTACCTCAAAGAAGGGAAAGATTATTTTTTATAGCTGTAAATAAAAATATAAATATTCCAAGAATAAAACTAGAATTCAATGAGAGACCAATAAAATATGGAGAAATAAAAGATAGTAACTACAAAGAACTAAACCAGGATACATTAACATACGAAAGATGGAAAAAGCGAATAGCAAGAGATGTTAAACTAAGTGATACAATCAAAAGAACAGAAAATGGGAAAATAAGTTGTTTTAATACTCAATATTTAAAAGATGATAGAACACCAGCAACGATAGCTGCAGGTGGGAGTCCACCATTAAGATATGATGTACCAGGATATGCGAGTGATAAAGATATTATAACAATACAAACATTTCCTCAAGATTATGATTTTATGGGAATGAGTGTTCAATATGTATGTGGAATGAGTGTACCACCAATTATGATGAAGAAGATTGCAGAACAAATAAGATTGCAATTACTAGATAAAATGTAAAAGAAGGTGATTAAATGAATATACAAAAAATCAGAATTGATAAGTTAAAACCTGCTACTTATAATCCTAGAAAAGATTTAAAACCAAATGATCCAGAATATATAAAAATTAAAAATAGTATAGAAAACTTTGGATATGTAAGTCCATTAATAATAAATAATGATATGACTGTTATTGGAGGACACCAAAGGTTAAAAGTATTAAAGGAATTAGGTTTTACAGAATTAGAGTGTATAGTAGTAGATTTAGATAAAACAAATGAAAAAGCATTAAATATAGCATTAAATAAAATACAGGGTGACTGGGATGAAGAAAAATTAGAAGATTTATTACAAGAATTAAAATTACAGAACTTTGATACGAACTTAACTGGTTTTGATTTTGATGAAGTAGATGAAATGCTAAAAGATATGAATGGAAGCAAAGAAGATGACTTTGATATAGATTCAGCTTATGAAGAAATAGAAGAACCAATTACGAAACTAGGAGATGTTTGGATATTAGGTAATCATCGTTTAATGTGTGGTGATAGTACAATACAGGAAAATATAAAAAAATTAATGAATAATAGAAAATCTGATATGGTATTTACTGATCCACCATATTTAATGAATTTTGAAGGTAATGTTCATGCAGATGGAAGTAAAAGTTTTAATGCAAGATACGGAAAAATAAAGAATGACAACATGAATAGAGAAGATGGAGATAAATTCATATTAAAAATGTTTGAAATTATAAAAAAATATAATAAGGGTGCATATTATGTGTGCTTTTATAGACTAGGACTAGATTATATATTTAGAGCACTAGATAAACTAAACAATAGATATAAAGCATTAATTATATGGAATAAAGGAAATCATACATTGTCTAATAGTGACTATATGAGCAAATATGAGCCAATTATATATGGATGGTTTCAATCTCATTTGTTTTATGGAAATAGAAGTAATTTTGATATATGGGATATAGAAAGAACAAAAAAGAATGAATTACATCCAACTATGAAACCAGTTGATCTAATAGTGGAAGCAATTAAAAATAGTAGTAAAGTAGAAGATATAATATTGGATTTATTTGGAGGCAGTGGAACAACATTAATCGCTGCAGAACAAATGAACAGAATATGCTATATGATGGAATTAGATCCAAAATATTGTGATGTTATAGTGAAACGATGGGAAACTTTAACTAATAAAGAGGCAATTTTAGATAAAAGGTAGGTGGGTGATATGATGTGATAGAAGATAATAACAAAATTTCAAAAATAAAAAAAGACTATATGTCTGGAAAAACCTACAAACAAATTGCTGAAAAACATGGTGTCACTTACAATGAAGTTCTTTATTTAGTAAAAAAGAAACAATGGAAAAGAGACAGTAATCTAAGTAAAGTAAAGAAAGGAAACCAAAATGCAAAAGGAAACAAAGGTGGTCCTGGAGCAGAAAAAGGAAATACAAGAGCACTTAAAACTGGAGAATATGAAACTATATATGATGATTTATTAACAGATGAAGAAAAGGCAATTATGAAACAACAGGAATTATATGATAAAAAATATCAGATAATGTCTGAAATAAAAATATTATCAATTAGGGAAAGAAGAATATTAGAAAAAATAAAAAAAATGCAAGATGGAAAAGAAATGAGCATCGTAAGAATGTCAAAGAGTTCATCTAATAATGTCACATATAGAGACAATGGAACATTAACAACTACCGAAGCAGAAAGTACCATAAATATAATACAAAGACTAGAAGAAGCATTGACAAGAGTACAAGAGGCCAAAAGAAGATATCTAGATAGTTATCATAAAATAGAAAATGATGACAGAAAACTTGAATTAGAATTAATTAGATTAGAAAGAGAAATTGCAAAAGAAGGAACTAATGACCCAGAAAATATGAAGGATGATAGTTTTATAAAAGCACTTGATGATAGTGTAGAAAGTACATGGGATGGTTATGATGAAGAACAAGAACCAAAACAAGAGTAACTTAACTCTTGATGAAAGAATTTCTAATCTAAAAAAACAAGTTATGCAAAATGCAATAACTTTAAGAAAAAAAATAAAAAATGGTACTATATTCAAGTTTAGGAAATTTAGTTTAAAACAAAAGAAAGTATTAACTTGGTGGAATGATAAAAGTCCTGTAAAAGACAAAAATGGAATAATAGCAGATGGAAGTATTAGAGCAGGAAAAACACTTTCTATGTCATTATCATTTGTATTATGGGCAATGACAAAATTTAATGGACAAAACTTTATTATGGCAGGTAAAACTGTAGGAGCATTTAGAAGAAATGTTTTATTCTGGCTAAAGTTAATGTTAAGAGTACAGGGATATACTATAAAAGATAGAAGATCTGACAACTTAGTAGAAATTTCAAAAGGCGAAACAATAAACTATTTCTATATCTTTGGAGGTAAAGATGAAAGATCACAAGACTTAGTACAAGGTATTACTGCAGCAGGAGTATTTTTAGATGAAGTCGCATTGATGCCAGAGTCATTTGTAAACCAAGCATTAGCAAGATGTTCTGTAAAAGGTTCAAAGTATTGGTTTAACTGCAACCCAGAAGGACCAAATCATTGGTTTAAAGTAAACTGGATTGATAAAGCAAAAGAAAAAGGTATTATATATCTACATTTTACAATGGATGATAATTTAAGTTTATCTGAAGAAGTAAAAGATAGATATAAAAAAATGTTTATAGGAGTATTCTACCAAAGATTTATTTTAGGATTATGGGTACTTGCAGAAGGAATTATATATCCTAATTTTGATAAATCAAAACATTGTGTCAAAGCAAGAGATATTCCAAATAAATTTGATTATTTTTATGTAACATCTGATTATGGAATTACAAATCCACAGGTGTTTTTATTATGTGGAATAAAATACATAGATGGAAAACCACATGTATGGATATTGGACGAATATTACAACAAAGGTGTAAAGAAAAATAAGAATGGCCAAGAAGAGAAAATCACAAAAACAGATGATATGTTTCTTAAAGATTATAAAAAATTAATAAAAGATATAGATGTTAGAAAGGTTATTATAGACCCTAGTGCAACATCTTTAATTAATTTATTTAAGCAAAACAAGATAGTAGTAAAAGAAGCAGATAATGCTGTAATAGATGGAATTAATTTAGTGCTAAATTGGTTAGATGAAGAACGAATTCACATAGTAGAAGAAAAATGTAAAAATATTATTAGAGAATTCAATTCATATATATGGGACGAAAAGGCACAAGAAAAAGGGGAGGACAAACCTATAAAACAAAATGACCACGCACTAGATGCATTAAGATACTTATTACAAACACTATTCCCTAATAAGAAGAGGGGAGCATATTTCGTATAATAAGGAGAGATTTAAGATGATAACAGAAATGGATAAAATAAAAATGATAATTACTGAAGGTGCAAAAAAAGGTATGGAATTATCAAAATTTATTGATTTACAAATAAATGATTTTAAACAATCAGATGCGTATAAAGAAATGCTAGAAGGTAGTAAATATTTCAAAAATGAAGGAGATATTAAAAATAAGAAAAGAACTTATATAAATAAAGATGGAGTAGAAGAAATTGCACCTCATGCTAAAAATTACATATTGAAACATCCAATACTATATAAAATGATAAATCAAAAAGCAGGATACTTATTAAGAAAAAAACCAAACATAAAGCAAGTAATAGCAAAAGATGAAAAAGAAGATGAAGATTACAAAGAAATCTTGAAGTCATTATTTAATAATAAAATGCATAAAAGACTTAAATACACATTAATAGAAGCAGTAAAAAGGGGAATAAGTTGGTGGCAAATATATATTGATAATGATGGAGATCTAAAAGCAAGATTAAGATATGCAACAAGAATAATTCCATTATGGCAAGATGAAGAACACGAAATATTAGATGCAATAATAATGACTTATGATGTTGAGGTTTATACAAGTGATATTGATAGAGAGAAAAGAACAAAAGTTGAATACTGGGATTTAGATGGAGTTAGATATTTTATTTATGATGGTTCAACTTTACTAGAAGATGTTGAAGAAGTAGAAAAAAGAAAAGATTTAGTAATTGGAAAAGATATACATGGAATAAGTATTTTAGCACACTTTAAAATAGGAGATACACTTCATAAATGGACAAAAATACCATTTATTTATTTTAAATATAATGGTGATGAAATGCCATTAATTCATTTATTAAAATCACTTATTGATTGTTACGATGAATTATGTTCTAGAACAGGAGACTCTATTTATGATGCACCAGATGGAGTAAATGTTGTTAAAAATTATCAATCAGAAGCAGGAACATTCCAAAAAAACCTTGCTACATTTAATACTGTATTTTTAGATGAAGACGGAGACTATGATAGAAAAGATATCAATCTAAATATAGAAGCATTTAAAAGTTTTATAGAACAATTAAGGAAAGATATTTACGAAGGTGGTTCTGGAGTTGATACACAAAGCGAAAAATTTGGAACACAAGAGTCAGGAGTTGCACTAAAACAATTATATGCAGATTTGGATCTTGATTGTTCAAATATAGAAACAGAATTCAAGAGTAGTTTAGAATATTTTATGTTCTTCTATAATAACTGGGTAGAAATGACAACTGGGAAAGATTACACTGATAAAGAAGTTGAGTTTGTATTTAATAAAACTATGACAGTAAATGAAAAAGAATTAATTGAAAACTGCGTAAATAGTATGGGAATAATAAGTAAATATACAATTAGATCAAGACATCCATATGTTAGTGATGTAGAAGATGAAGAAGAAAAAATAGAAACTGAAGAAAAAGAAGAAGCTAAAAAACAAGAATCAGAATATGACAAGATGATAAAAGAATTAAATATCAATAAATCAACTAGCAATAAAGATGGTGCAAAAGTTGGTGATAAGTAATGGGAAGAAATGCAGAATATTGGACAAAAAGATTTGAAGAACTTGAAAAAGCACAATTATTAAATGAGGCAAAATACATTACAGAGTTACAAGAAGCATATGAAAGAACTTTAAGTTCAGTAAAAAAAGAAATAAATAATTGGCTAGTAAGATTTGCAGTTAATAATCAAATAAGTTTAAAAGAAGCAAAAAAATGGTTAAATATACAAGAATTAAAAGAATTAAAATGGGATATTAATGAATATATAAAGTATGGCCAAGAAAATGGAATAGATTTAATTTGGAAAAAAGAATTAGAAAATGCAAGTGCAAAAGTTCATATTTCTAGATTAGAAGCATTAGAAATACAAATACAGCAACAAATTGAAAAATTATACTATAATGAACAAGAAACTACAACTGAATTTATAATTGAATCATATAAGGATAATTATTATAAAACAGCATATGAATTACAAAAAGGTTCAAATGTGGCCTTTAAATTTGCGACCCTAAATGTAGACACTATTCAAAAAATTATATCTAGACCATGGACAAGCGATGAGCAAACATTTTCAGATAGAATTTGGAAAAATAAAAAGGCTTTATTAGATACATTGCAAAAAGACTTAGAGAAATCTTTAAGAGGAGATGCAGATCAACTTATAGAAAAAATTGCAAAAGATTTTAATACAAGCCAATATAAAGCAGGAAGATTAGTAATGACTGAATCGGCCTTTTTTGCAAGTGCATCAAGAAAACAATGTTTTAATGAATTATGGGTACAGCAGTATATAAATATAGCAACATTAGACTCTAAGACATCAGAAGAATGTAGAGAAATAGATGGCAAAATATTTGATATGAAAGATTATAAAATAGGAGTAACTGCACCACCATATCATATTAGATGTAGAACAACAACAGCACCATACTTTAAAGATGAATTTGAGTTTGGAGAAAGAGCTGCAAGAAATACCGGAGGAAAAACATATTATATTCCAAGCAATATTACATATAATGAGTGGTTAGAAAAATATGTATATTCTGATCCAGCAACTAAGAAAGAGTTTGAAATAGATGTAAAGATGAATAAAAATAAATCTTCTGACTATGAGCAATACAAAAGATATAAAAATGTTCTTGGAGATAATATACCAGGAACATTTGCAGATTTCCAAAAAATGAAGTATAATGATATAGATAATTGGAAAAACTTAAAAGCACAATATGCAGATGCAAAAGGAATAACTAGTGGTGAAGCTGCAAAACAATATATTAGTAATACGAATAAAATAATTGATATGGGAAAACAAGATAAACACATTAAGGGAAGTAATAATTATATAGATAGTAAAAGTTATTTAACAATATCTAGTAAAGAAGCACAAGATTTAGTTAATAAATATGCAGGAAAAGGTATAATAAACTTTGATAAAAATGGAAAATGGGATAAGAAAGAAATTATAGAAGTAGATAAAAAAATAGGTATGGTAAAAACTAAAAAAGGAGAAGCAGAAACAAATAGTTTTAAAATTCATTATAGCAAAACTGGAGTTCATATAGTTCCATACAAGAAAGGATAATATTATGAAAAATCTAGAAGAATATTTAAGTAAAAGAGTAAAAGTAAAAGTTGATAATAAAAAAGAATTTATAGGAAAAGTTGTGGGATATGTACCTGCAGAAGATAATGAACCAGAAGTAGAAGAAATAGATGTATTAAATGAACAAGACAATAAAAATTATTCACTTTTTGAAAATGAAATACTAAAGATTGAAATACTAGAAAATAGTGGGAAATAGCGAAAAAACGAACCGCTAGAATACGATTTAAGGCGATTTTATTTAAAAGGCATATAGTTTTATATGTCTTTTTTTGGTGTCTGTAGATATAGTGGCAGATTAAATGGATTCTTAAACAACCATAACAAAGTTATAAAAGTAGGTATGTAATTATACATACTTATTTTTTATATATCACGATTTTGTAAGTTGTTCGATAACAACACCAGGTCGGAGGCGTTGCTCCGTATAAAAACACGAATGCCTGAATTGAAAGGAGAACTCATGAAAAGAGAAGAATTAAAGGCAATGGGATTAACAGATGAACAAGTAGAATCTGTTATGGCCAAAAATGGTGCAGAGGTTGCTGCATTAAATACTCAGATTACAACCTTACAATCTGAAAAATCACAATTAGAAAATGACAAAAAAGTAATTACAAAAGAAAAAGAAGATAAGGAAAAAGCAATTGCTGACTTACAAAAGAATAGTATTTCAAAAGATGAATATGACAAAAAAATTAAAGAAATAGAGGATAATGCTAAAAAGGAAAATGAAGATTATATTTATAATGATTTACTAAATAAAGGTCTAGATGATGCGAAAGTATTAAAAGACAAATTTACAAGGGAAGCAGTAGTTTCATTAATAAATAAAGATAAAGATAAAACCAAGATTTCTGATGATAAAAAATCATTAGTTGGATTAAAAGAATTAATTGAAGGTTACAAGAAAGAGGCACCTCATTTCTTTGAAAAGAAAAAAGCATCTGGTTATGAACCAGTTGATCCCGATGGAAACAAGGGAGATGAAGGAGACGATATTAGTATGGCAGCTAATTTCGCCAAAGAGGCTAATAAAAGTGAAAGCCAAGAAACAAAAAGCCAATTTTTTAATTAAATTTTAGGAGGTAAAAATTATGTATGTTTCAAAAGAAAGTGTAAAAGAAAAAAATTTCTTAGCATCAGCTAAGTTTCAAAATTTTACTTATCAAGTAGATGATACAGATATCACTGCTGATGAGAAAGGTAGAAAAATAGTTCAAGCAGGAACAGTTTATTATAAAACTGAAACAAAAACAACAGGAGAAGGAGCGAGTGCAACTACAACTACAACAAAAACTGCAATAGGATTAATCTTTGCAGATGTTGATGTAACTCATGGACCACAACCAGCAGCAGTAATGGTAGAAGGATATGTATTAGAAGCAAGATTACCACAAACAATTAGTGCAGATGATAAAGCTGCAATGACAGGAATTAAATTTAGATAAAAAGGATAGATAGCAAAAATAATGCTATCTATTTTTAATTAAAAATAAAAAAAGGAGAGTGTATTTATTATGCCAAAAAGTGTATTAGAATTATTTAATCAAAAAGAAGTTTTAAATTATTTAAAAGAAAGAAAATTCCCAGCAATGATGGGTGAGGAATTATTTCCAGAAACTAAAAAACAAAGTCTTGAATTTGAAGTATTAACAAATGTTAGCAAGACACCAGTAATAGCATCAGTTCATGGATTTGATACAGAATCAGAAATTGGACAAAGAGAAGCAGAGAAAAAAGTTATTGAATTAGCTTTAATAAAGAGAAAAATGCAATTAAAAGAAAAAGAAATTATTGCTTTAGAAAGTCCAAGAAATGAAGCAGAAAGACAATATTTAATGAAAAGTGTATTCAATGATTTTGATAATCTAGTTGAATCAGTAAAAGCAAGAGTTGAAAAAATGAGAATGGATGTTGTTGCAAATGGTGTTATAACATTAGATGAAAATGGATTATCAGCATCAATAGATTATGGAATTCCTACAGACCATAAAGCAACAAATGTAGATTGGTCATCATCTACAGCTAATCCAATTAATGATATGATTACATGGGCTAATAAGTTAGATCAAATGCCAGGAAGAGTAATTACTTCAAAGACTATTCTTGCAAAAATATTAGCAAACAAAAATGTAACAAATGCTTTATTTGGTAAAGATACAACAAGAATAGCAAGTGTTGGAGAATTAAATACTTATTTAGAGTCTTTAGGATTACCAAAAATTTATACTTATGATAAAAAATACAGAAAATTAAATGCTGATGGAACATATACAAAGAATAGATATTTCCCAGAGGATAAATTTGTTATGCTTCCTAGTGAAACATTAGGAGAAACTGTCTATGGACCAACTGCAGAAGAAATCAGATTACAAAGAGATCCTTCTGTAGATGTAAGAACAGTTGGAAAAATATTTGCTTGTATGTATGAAGAAGGAAAAGATCCAGTTTCTACATGGGAAAAAGCAGTTGCAACAGCATTACCTGCATTAAGTTGTGCTGAAGATATATTCCAAGCAAAAATAAATATTGGGTAAGGGTAAATCCTTACTCAATTTTAATTAATTAGGAGGTAACCAAAAATGTTTAGAGTTAGAGTAAAAGGCGAAGGTGTAAAACTTGCAAATAAATGGTGTTTCATTAATGAAGAAGCAACTATCGATTTAGAGGAATACGAGAGAAACAAAGAATATGTTGATATTATCGAAGAAATTGAAGAAGCAAAAACAGATCTAGAAGTTCCAACATCTAATGAAGAAGCAAGTACAGGAGAAAGCCAAAATCCAGAAGGAAAACAAGAAATTTCGAATAATGATGATAGCGATACAAATATCGGTAGCATTGAGGGAAAAGATAATCCAGAAGGAGACAATGAAGAAGAAACTGGAGGAAATAATGAAAGTGAAGATGAAGAATTAGAAGCACTAAAAGAAAGAGCAAAAGAATTAGGAATAAAAAATACTCATAATATGAAAAAAGAAACACTAATTGCTAAAATTCAAGAAACAGAAGAAGCAAGTACAGGAGAAAGCCAAAATCCAGAAGGAGAGTAGGTGATTAAATATGTTAGAAGAAATATATAATAAAACTAATATAGATATGACAGCATTTATAAAAAGACTAGAAATAGAACTATCTATTAATGGGATAAAAGATGAAGAAAAAAAGAAAATGGCAAGTGCACAATTAGTATGTTCTATTTATGATACTATGATTATTATTTTAGGAAAAACCCATCAAGAGAAGATATTAAATGAATTATATACAACATGGCTTAGAATGACTAAAGATTATTGGTATTTAAATAAATATGATAAGTTATTTGTAAAAAATATTGATATAAACTCTGATGAGAATTCTAATGTAAAAATAAAAAGTATTCAAATAGGAGATACTACAACAACATTTGCTGATACATCCTCACAAATTGAAATAAATGGAACAACATATAATACTGGTACAGTTGACTTTGATGAAGATATTTTAGTAGAAAAATATAAAAAGGCTTTATATGAAAATCGAAGGATGAGGTGGTAATATGAATCCATATATAATAGTTGCTAGAAAAACAATTGAAAGTCAATACGATGCTAAATGTGATGTAGTTGAAAAAAGACCAAAAGAAGTAAATAATATAACAAAAAATATAGAAGAAACAGTATTAATAGATAAAGATTGTAGAGTTTCTTTTGAAGATATATATGTAAATACAGAAACAGATACTGAAGCAAAGAAAATACAAAAAATAAAATTATTTATTGCACCAGAATTAGATATAAAACCAGGAAGCAAGATAGTAGTAACACGAAAAGGTAGAACTACAGAATATAAGAATAGTGGAGAGCCAGCAATCTATGACACTCATCAAGAAATAATACTAGAATTATGGAAAGGATGGGCATAAATGGCAAAATGGGGAGAATGTGATTTTAGTGAATTAGAAGAATTAGAAAGAAAATTTGAAAAGTTGGCCAAGACAGATATAGAAAAATTTTGTCAAGATGTAGCAAGAGAACTTGCTGCGAGATTATTAGCAAAAGTAATACCAAGGACTCCAGTAGGAGAAGGAACATTTGAAACAATAGAGGGCAAAAGATATACAATAAAGAGTGGTGGAACATTAAGAAGAGGATGGACAGCAAATACAGAATCAGAAGCAGAAGGTGGAAGTGTACCAGATGCAACTGCATATGCTAATTCATTAAAAATTCTTAAATTTGGAAATAACTATATTATAGTAGTAGAAAACCCAGTAAAATATGCTTCATATGTAGAATATGGACATAGACAAGAACCAGGCAGATATGTACCCGCACTAGGAAAGAGATTAAAAGCAAGTTGGGTTGAAGGGAAATATATGCTAACTATATCAGAGAAAGAACTTGAATCACAACTTCCAGCTTTACTAGAAAGAAAAATGAAAAATTATATTGAGGAGTGTTTTAATAATGGTTAAAAGTGTAGTAAATGAAATAGTACTTGGTATTGCTGCAAAAGTAAAAGCAATATATAAAGATAAAGGAGATTATCCAATTTATACTGATAATGAGGAACAAGGATTAGAAAAGCCTTGT